GCATACGTGACGGCATATATTAGATATTATTCTCTAATATATGTTCCGTTATGCATTGTTATTATAGATACTATTCTCTATAATAAGAATGACACGTAATGTACAAGACCGAAAGTCTTGGGCTAGGTCCCTCTTGATTGAGGTCTCTAGTTTAAATTTTGCCGGTCCTGCAAACCGGAAGTGCACTGTATAACAAAAATAAAACAAACCAACTTTTATTTGAATAAGTTACCATATTACTTGGAAGATATGATTGGAACATCACACATTTCAGTGGCGATATTTGGTATCACTACATATTTATATGTAGGAATGATATATCTCTTCGTTTCAGAAATGCGAATTGATATCAAATATTAACAAATCCATATTTTTATGGTGCAAAGTCTATATAACCATAGCTTCAACGTAGGGTGCACCTACGGCAAGCGTTTGAACCATGTTTAGCTAAGCATGTATATAGTATTTTAATTTAGACCTAAGTATTTGAGGGAACCCCAATTTATTGGAAGTCCTCATTATGATGAAGTAAGTTAAGATTAAATTTAGTTAGTATATACCATTGTATATACGAAAGTTCAGAGTCTCCATGTACTATTTACATGGAACATATGGTGGTGCTCTGACTTACCACTAGCTACAATTATGTCTAGTCAACTAGAAATAACTTTGGGAACCAACCCGAGAAATGACGTGACGACGGAAAACAGTACAACAGTCAAGCTGTCAGGCAGTGATCTATCTAAGGACATTAAAGTAGATAGTGTTAAAGGTTATGCCGACCACGACCTTAAAGTGGAAGGAAAGCGTGTAGTTAAGCTACACATGGTTAAGGATATTAGAAAGTATAAAGGTAGAAAGATTTCTCTTTATGCTCTGACTGGTCGTTATTCAAATCTTGAAATTATCTTATTTAAAGGTAATGTTCAAAGATATGTTAATAAAGTGAAAGAAGTATTTTCTAATAAAGGACAAGCAGGATGGGATCCTCTTGGTACTTTTGCTTTAGCTTCCTCTATTGAGAGGATTGGTGCTGAAGCAAAAGCTTTAGGAGAACAAACAGCAAATACAGTTAATGATATGAGTAGTAGTATAGGCAATATAGTTCAGAATGCTATTCGTGATTTAGTTCCTACATTAACTCAAGGTGTGAGTGTTGCAGGAGATATTGCTCATAATGGATTAGATTTAAATATGAATTTTACAGACATGTTTAAATTGTTTGATAGTCCATTATCCTCTATTGTTACTGCTAGTATTTTATATTTAGTGATTGAAATTATAGAACGTAAATACGACTTAGAAGGATTTGTATATATTAAAATTCTTTTAGCTGTATTTATGGTTTATAAATGTGGAAAACCAATATTATCTCTTATACAAGGATGGATGGCTCCTGTGTATACTACACCACAAGCTGATTGGCAAGATTGGCTTACCATAGGATGTCAAGGAGTTTTATTTCTTGTCTTTGGTCAGACAGTTGATTTCTCTACAGTGACGAAAAGTATTAAGAGTCTTGCAGACTCTGCTACAAATGCTGTTCGTGTAAATGAGATATTTATAGCTGTTACTGAGTGGTTTAAAGGTGCTATGTCTTTAGTTTGTGAAACTTTTGGTATAGAAACCTTCGAGTGGCTTAGACCTCAAGATAAGAAAATCCGTGAATTTATGGATCGAGTTAATGTGCTTACACAGGCATATGCTCAAGATCCTATGGCTATAGGAGTTGAATTTGCTGAAGAAGTAACTCGTCTTTTAATGGAAATTAATAATTATGTTTCATCTATGCCTATTACATCTAAAAATGTGCCAGTTAGTAACGCATTGCGTAACTTGCAAGAGAAAATGCAAGTTTTACATCGTAATGTTGTTGATGCTGGTATGTCATTAGGAGATCGTAATGATCCAGCTTTTATTGTTATAGCTGGTCCTCCGGGCGTAGGTAAAACTTATTTATCAGATTTTATTTCACAAGACATATCTATTGATCTATGTGAAACGTTTGGTGAAGTTATGGACGCAGAAAGAGATTGGAAGACTAATGTTTACGTTTGGCCTTTGGATAACAAACATCATGATCAATATAGAGGAGAAAAGATTGTTTTATATCCTGATCTTTTCTGTCAAACTGATGCTGAAGGTCAACCCAGTGAAGCTACATCTTTGATATATGTAGTAGGTGGTCAACCTTATCAGTTACCTGCTGCGGAAATTACTAAGAAGCAACGCTTGTATTTTATATCACAAGTTGTTATTGCTTGTACTAATGTTACTTATATTCATCAAAATATGTTTAAGAGTGTTCGTAACCCTGATGCAGTTAAGAGGCGTATGGATCAGTTTGGATGGTATATGTATGTTAATCCAGAATATATTATGAGACATCCCAATGGATCACCAATTGTAGATCCAACGACTAATCGTATACGTGGTTATGAACGTGATGATGAAATGTATGGAATGCTTGATCGAACTTTGTTGCCTATATTAGAACCTGGTGAAATGCCACCTAATTTGTGGTCTTTTAGAAGAATAAATTTCTCAAAAGGTGAATTTATGGATAATAAAGTATTCAATTTAGAGAATTTTAGTAGATCATATAAGCAACATATTCGAGTTGTTAGAGCTAATGGAGAAGTTAAACGTAATAATTTAGTAGCTCGTGCTCATGCATTGGCTAGGGCTAAATTAGGAGAATTGAATCATGGAGAAGCAGGTGCTATTGAATATATGGAAGTAGAGGAAAGAAATTATGAACCTATACCATATGTTCCAGAAACATTGTTTGAACTAGATCTTGAAGCAAGGCAACGTATATTACTAAAAGATGAATTAGACAAACTTCGTCATCGTGAATTTCTTAGGAAAGAGCGAAGATTGAGAATGGGAATTCAACTTCCTAGAGTACAAGTTGCTAATAATGTTCCTCATCATACACCAGACCCTGATACAGATTATGATACATCAGATGAAGGTTTTGAAGAATATAAAGCACAGATGGATGATGAAGAACTATATGAACGTATTCAAAGGCGCAAAGCTCGTGTTGCAGCGCTGGATCGTGAGGAAATAAGTGAAATTGATTTTCTTGATCTTGAAGGTTCAGTTGGAAGAGTAACGGCATCTGTAATGCATCGAGAAGTTGATAATTTCAGATCTAAGAATTGGCAACTCTATAAGACTATCTTCCATTCTACTCTTACATTTAATGAACATCGTCGTATAAAAGAAATTTTAGAAGATGGAGCTAGAATGGCTGACTTAACCCAAGGTCTTGATTTAAGAGGACTTTCCTTAGTTATAGCTACTAAAGCAACTGATTTTAATCCTAGAAGAGGTATTGTTTATAGAATTCTGCAAGCTGCTATATATGAAATGCAAAATGAACCTTTTGGTGATAAAATTAAAGGTTTGTCTTGTAAAAGTATACTGGAATTAGCTCAAATGGACTATGAACAAGCTGCTAATCATTATTGGGAATGTAAAATAGATTATTTAATTAAAGATCCTTTATTGAAGCAAGTAACAAAAGCTTCAATATGGCTTGGAGAAACATATAATTCTATGATTCAAGTTTACAATAATAATGTTAGACCATATGTCAATAGTGCTTTGTCAGTTTTACGACGCATTTACTTTAGTCATCGCTTCCAAGTTATATTGGATACGGTTCTAATGTCCGTTGTATCTGGATCTATTGGTATAGGTCTTGCATTGTTACTTGATTGGTATTTGCGTTGGCATACTTCTAAGTTAAAAGAACAAAAGAAACAAGATAAATTGAATAGAACAAAATTTCAAGGCGATTGGATTAATACTGAGATGAATAAGAAAGTTATAGATAAGTATATGGATAATATGTGTGGAATGTACGTTGTCATACATATGGGAGACAACACTGCCACTAGACATCCATGTAATATGTTGTTTCTTGGTGGGAAGACTGCTTTAATTGTTAATCATGCAAGAGAGGCTCTTGTAGAAATATATAATAAAGTTAAAACTAAACCAGGACATTATTTAGAGATTGTAATTGTTCCGTTTGTTAGTACCACTTTGGAGAAAAGTACTGAACGATTTAGGTTTGAAGATATTATATTAGAATCTTCACCTGAATTGGAACATTATGATCTTGCTATAATCAAGTTTAATCATTGTCTGAATCGTCCTCATATCTATAATTTAATTCCTCCTGTTCAGTGTTTAGAATATATAAGTGATTTACCTAATATTGATGGTGTATTTATTGAAAGAACCACAGACATTGATTTATCATTTAAAGGACCAGAAAGGCGAATTCCTGTACGATTTAATTTAGCAAATGATCCCTGCAACTACCGTTGTAGTGCTCCTGTATATGGTGAAGAAGTTATGTTAAGTACTTATTCATATAGAACATGGACTATGAAAGGTAAAGATGATGCTTTTATAACACATGCAGGTTATTGTACAAGTCCAGGATTTATTGTTGATGATCGCAAGAATTTTTGTACTAAAGACTGGGCCCAAGCTCAACAACCTTGGTTGTGTTATGTTCATACTTCTTTACAAGGTATGATACCTAATGGAGCTCCTATCTTTAGAGAAATGTTTACTAAATGGATTGATGAGATCAACTATGTGAAAGTAAAACCCGTAGTTGATGCCATTCAGGAAAACATGGATATATATAGTCAAATTCTTGAAGAGGAATTGAAATTAATGCCTGATGTTGAACAAGCTTGTAAAATGGAAATTCATACTACTATTGAGAAAATTGATTTAAATCACACTTCAAAAGCAAGTATGGATTATGCATTATTTATTCCAATGAAAAGTGAAATTAAACGGAGTCCTCTTTATGGTATAGATGAACGTACTAGGTATCCATCACGTATGGGAACTGTTCGATTGAAAGATGGTACTATAGTAGACACAATGCAGAAGGCACGTGAAAACTATGGATTAAATCCTACTTTATTAAATGGCCCTCTTATTGATGGTATTATATATCAAGCTATGGCGCGAGTTATGTCTGATTCATCACCTCCAAAATATCGAGAAGTATTATCTCTTGATCAATGTTTATATGGCGATGGGGCTTATAAACTCAATAGTGTTAATTGGTCTTCTTCTGCTGGCTTCTACTTTCGTATGATGAAAGAGAAATACGGAATGACTTGGAAAAGTAAGAAGTGGATGCTTGATGATAAAGGTATTGTTAAACCTGATGTTCATCGCGTTCTTGAGAGATTATTTAATACTTATAAAGATAAATTATTGGCTGGTGAACGTACATATGGACTAAATATAGATAATATTAAAGACGAATTGTTGAAGAAGGAGAAAGTGCTAAAAGCAGATTCTAGACTGTTCTGTACCAATGATATGATTAATTTATTGTTATGTAAATCATACATGGGTGCATTTGCTGGATGGATATATGAAAATCGTATCCGTAATGGAATCGCTATTGGTGTTAATCCTCTGAGTGAAGAATGGGATTCTATTGTCACTTCTATTGTCAATAATTCTCCAGACTGTGTCTTTATGGATCATTCTAAATTTGATAAGAAACAATTGCGTCAAATTATGAAATCTGTTTTGATATTAATGGATATGTATTATGGAGATAAGGGTTCATTAAATAGTAGAGTTCGAATGTTATTGTTTGAGGATATAATGGATAGTTACCATGTTACCATGTATAAGGGAAAATTACATTTCTATACATGGGGTCAAGGTAATACATCCGGAAATTTTCTAACAGCTATTCTTAACTCATTAGTTAATATAACTTATCTCTATATTTGTTCTATATTTGCATGGCTGATTCATAATGGTATTGAACCTAATAATCTTGCATCTTTACCCCCTAATCCAGCAGATACATCGCTACAAGCTATATGTCTAGGAGATGACATTGTCGCTTCGATTAAAAAAGATAAGATGCCAGGTGTTAATTTCAATACTATTAAAATGATCGGTAAATTGTATCTGGGTATTGACATCACTGATGAGCTTAAAACTGAAGGTGTTATTCCTGACTTCCGATCTATTACTGATGGAAGTTTTCTTGGAAGAAGTTTCAAGTTGATAACATTATTTGGTAGAAAGCGTTTCATTGGTGTTTTACGTCGGTATTCAGCTGTTGAAAGAGTTCAGTGGATTAAAGGTATTTATGATCCAGAGATTGAAATCGAGAAAATTGAAAATTGTTTTCTTGAAAGGTCTCTAGATGACCGTGAGGACTTTGAGAAAGTAGTGAAATTATATGCTCCTGCTTGTCTTAAAGAGTACGGAAGATACCCTAGATTTACTGACTATGATGTTGCACAACGATATGCCCTAACACTCTCTGAGTATAAATATTCATATAATGACTTTATGGATGATGAGGAGTTTGAAGGGGTAGACCTAGGAAAGCTATTGTTGAAACTCAAGGCTGAAGAGTATAAAAACCGTTATGAGTCGGATATAATAAGTCATGGTGAGACTGTAGTATCGTCCGACTTTAACGTTAAAACTACGATACTACAATCACCCGCCGGCGGAGAGCCGTCTCTTTAAGCCGTAATGCTGGCTGAAGAGAAAATTTTGCATTTCCAATTTTGATAATTTGGTTAGTGTGTCCAGCGATGTAAACACACCTATTCCTCGTAGTAATAGAGGTTTTAGATATTCTGGTGTTAAGAATATTTATCATAATAAAAACACATGTACGTCAGTCGCTCAAATGGATGCGACTGATTTTGAAGAGGCTGAACAAGTTACCCAGCAAGCTACGACCACTTTCTTTGATGAAGGAAGTATGGAAGTAGGTGTCTCTTCACGACCCACTTACGAGTTATCTACTTATGTAGAAACTTATGCAGATATTAAGGCTTTTCTTATGAGACCTGTGTTAATTGCTAATGGTCAGTGGACCACAGCACAAGCTCAAAATACAAACCTTAACTCTGGATCAATTTCAAGTCTGTTAACTAGTGTTACTATGTGGCAAGAGAAAGTTAAAGGTTTTAACTTGATTAGAGGCGATTTCATGATTAAAATACAAATCAATGCGTCGCCTTTTCATCAGGGAAAACTCCTTTTACATTATCTACCAGCATATAAACAATTTGTTGCAGTTAATCCAAGGTATGGTAAGTTTAAGAATGCTCATTTAACTCAAAAGATACAACACCCACATGTTGAAATCGATTGTAGAAAAACGAGCGTTGTTATGAAAATTCCTTATATTGCTCCAACTGCCTTTTATGCATTTAAAGAGAACTACTATGATTGGGGAACTTGGTTCCTAGATGTATTTAGTCCTTTGTTTACAGGGGCAGCTGCACCGGTAAGTCAACTATATGTAGATTATTTAGTGTACGCCTGGTTCGAGAATGTTGAACTACAAGCTCCAACTGTACCCCAGATGTCTAATAAGGAGATAGTAAGTAAGAAAGCAAGACGTAGAGGAGGAGAAGTTAACGAGACAAAAGAAAACTCAGGTCCTATCGCTATGGGTCTTAAAACGACTGCAAAAGTAGCAGGTGTATTGAAAGGCATTCCAGTTCTATCGGAAATTGCCCAGCCCGTTGAGTGGGCTACAAATATACTTGGTAGCGTAGCAAGCGCTTTAGGATGGTCTAAACCACGAGAACTTACTGGCACTACGGTAGTTGCACAACAACTACTACGGTATGGTTCTACGGCAGATGGCCCAGATTTAGCCTTCCCAGGCGGTATGTCTTGTTTAAACAAGTTAGAAACAATTGATTATGGCAGTTTTACTACAGAAGATGAAATGTCTCTCGCTTATCTGTATTCAGTTCCATATTATGTGAAAGATGTTTCATGGAACTCCACGCAAGGTCAAGGTTTTAGTCTTTTATCACAGAAGATTTCACCTTTAACTTTAAATGGAGCCGGTCTAAATACCGGTACAGATGTAGTGGCGACACATACTGCAGTTTATGAGTATAACGTTCCATTCACATATCTATCCAAAATGCACTGGTTTTGGCGAGGAGGAATTATTATGACCCTCAAGTTCGTCAAGACTCAAATGCATTCAGGCAGGATTCAGGTTACATGGGTTCCATGTAATGTACCTACTACTGCTCCTGGATTAGTTACGGGCGCCTTTCAGAAGCGTGCCGTAATAGATATAAGAACGGAAGATACCATATCAATTGAACTACCTTACCTTTTGTATAGTGACTATGCAGAAACATTCCCTGGTGTTCCAAATAACCAATTTTCAGGTCAAGTAGATATTCAAGTTTTGAATGATCTCAGAGCACCAGAAAGTTGTTCCCAGAGTATAAATATGCAGGTCTTTTTCAGTGCAGCTGAAGATTTCGAGTTGGCTGTTCCTGGACAATTTCAGGGTGGCAATGCTCCATATGTACCACAGAGTGATGGATCAGAGCTAATCCGTGAATCTATACAACAAGGTATGACATTCACACAGACAGAAATAGGAGGAAGTAACACTGTTGAAGACAAGTTATTCCATAGTAAACGCTGTATTGGAGAGCGTATTTTATCACTTAAGCAATTGTTATTGCGCTTGAGTGTTATTAATACGCAATCTTTCAGTGGTTTTACTTGGACTGGTGTTAACAAAGTAACTATTGATCCCTATTTCATCACCGCATGGCAAATAGATGGTGTGTCGGGAAATCCAGTGAGTTCTGGATTTTGCGGAGACCTATTTTCACATGTTGCTCCGTGGTTCTCATTTATGAGAGGAGGAATGCGGTATATGATTGCTGATACTAGTAATACAACTAGAATCATGACCAATTCATTTCCCGGTTCCGGATTTTTTACAACTAATCCGTACAATACAGGTACTACAACAAGAGCTAATTATTTTCAAGCAATTAGTCTTGCCAGTCCTGATCAAGTAGCTCCTCTCGTGCCGTGTAATATGCACGAGAACTATCCCTATTCATACCAACATATTCCCTACTACAGTAGATTACCTATGGCTTTAACCAGTTTCTACAATGGGGCTGATTCACCGTGGAATGATCCTGGTCGTCCAAGATCACAACTAGTGTATACTAATAAACCTGGTTTCACTGCTGACGTCGTATTTCAACGTGCTGTCGCAGATGATTTTCAGGCTATGTTCTTCACTGGTTGTCCGCCAATATGTATATCTTATACATAGGTAAATCTAAATCATTTAATGTCTATATTCATATAAATAATAAATAAATTTTAACAGTTACGCTTCTAAGATAAAAGCGAATTTCCAAAAATACCTACTCCGCGCGGATGGCGCGGTTAACTCACCTTTGTGTGTAATTTTTTTCGCAAAGTCGGGTAATACCCTGTAGGGGGTGGATTACTGGCGCGTTTGTGTTACAAGGATCAGGTCTAACGACCCGTATCTGGAAACCACAAACCCTCCTG